GGCATCGCCAGCGCAGACCGCACGGCTGATGAGGAATACACCCTCACCATGCAAAAAGAATTTGAAAGCGACGCTTTCGCCTAACCGCGCCGACGGCGCTTTGGGTTATTGAGGCATGGTGATATAATGACCGGGCGAATTCGGTGCTGGTAACACCGCATTCGCCCTAACCAAAACAACCTGTGTGGAGGCTGATATGGCTAAATTAAATCGTATATGTTCCGTTGATGGGTGTGGCAAGGCGCACAAGGCTAAAGGCCTATGCAGGATGCACTACCTCAGAGTTAGACGCAACGGATCAACAAAATCCAATACGCGCAAAAATAAGTGGATTTTAGACCACGTAGATTACGCGGGCCAAGATTGCCTGCTTTACCCTTTTGGCAAGACTGCCGGAGGATACGGCGCAGTCACATATAAGGGCGTCAGCGAAAACGCGCACCGGCTGATGTGTCGGCTGGCTCATGGCGAGCCAAAAGGAAAGCAAGTTGCGCGGCATAAGTGTAAAAGCCGCGCCTGCTGCAATCCCAACCATCTGGAATGGGGCAGCGTTTCAGAAAACATGCTGGATAAGCTGAGGGACGGCACTGACAATAGGGGTAGCAAAAACCCTATCGCCAAACTTTCAGAGGAAGATGTTTTGCAGATTCTGCGGGCGTCTGAAAAACAGACGCAAGCAAGCCTCGCCAAAGATTTTGGCGTAACACGTCACGCCATCCGATTGATTACCCTAGGGGAAAATTGGGGATGGTTAAAAGATAGAAGCGATGCTTCAGAAAGGTTGGCCGATGGCTAATTTACGAACCGTTGTCGAAACCCTCGAAGGCCTCGATGAGGCTGTACCGTTGTCGAAACCCTCGAAGGCCTCGATGAGGCTGTATCCAAATTCTACGCCGAAAAGGACGGTAAGTTTTACTTGCAGGTCGAAGGCGTGAACGAACATCCAGACGTTGTGAGCCTGAAAAATGCTTATGAGCGCGTGAAAGCCGACAAGGCCACCGCGATTGAAGAACGCGATGCGTTCAAGGCGCAAGTGCAGGGCTTGCCGGAAGATTTTGACGCTGAAAAGTGGGCAAAGCTGAAAGACGGGAAACCGGATGAAGCGGCGCTTGTGAAGCTACGTCAAGAACTCGAAGCAGACCGCGACGACTGGAAGTCGAAATACGAGACAGCCCAAGAAACAGCGCGTCGTAACGCGCTGGATCGTGATTTGTCGGACGCATTGACTGCGGCTGGCGTGACTGAACCCGCATATCTCAAAGCAGCACGCAATATGCTGTCCGAGGGCGTGCAGGTCGGGGACGACGGCAAGCCATTCATCGAAACCGATATGGGGCCGATGGCTCTTGCAGATCACGTCAAGCGATGGGCCGCAGGCGAGGGAAAGCCTTTCGTCGCACAGCCTTCGGGCGGCGGTGCAAAGGGCGGCAACGGAACAAAAGCCGGGGGCGACAACCCCTGGAAAGCTGAAACCCGCAACCTCACGAGGCAGGCGGAAATCCTGAAAACAGACCCGGCGGAAGCCAACAGGCTAAAGGCAGAGGCCGGGGTAGCATAGGAGCCTAAAAAATGGCTGTTACTCAAATCGCGGACGTAATCGTCCCAGACGTGTTCAACCCGTATGTGCTGGAACGCACAGCGGACCGGGCGCGCTTTTACCTTGGCGGCATTGTCTCGTCCAACCCCGAACTTGACCGGCTCGCAACGGCGGGCGGTAAACTCATCAACATGCCGTTCTGGTCGGACCTGTCCGGCGATGACGAAGTTCTTTCGGATAGCGGTTCGCTGACACCGGCAAAAATCACCGCCAGCCAGGACGTTGCGGCGCTCTTGATGCGCGGTAAAGCGTGGTCTGTGAATGACCTTGCCGTGGCTCTGTCCGGTGATGACCCGATGGGCGCGATTGCTGACCTTGTTGCCGACTACTGGGCGCGCAAGCGGTCTGCGGTTGCATTGGCGGCGCTGAAGGGCGCGATTGCCGATAACGTGGCAAACGACAGCGGCGATATGGTTGCTGATGTGTCGGGTGCCACGAATGCGGACGTGACGGCGGACACTAAGTTTTCCGGCGATGTGTTTATTGACGGTCAATCGACCTTTGGTGACGCCATCGGCGGTCTGACCGGGATGGCAATGCACCCGACCGTCTATCACAACCTGAAAAAAATCGACAACATCAGCTTTGAGCGCGAAAGCGAAGGAAGCCTTGAGGTCGAGACCTATCGCGGGTTGCGTGTGATTGTTGATCGCAACATGCCGTTTACGGCTGCGGCTGGGGCTGGTGGTGCTGATGCGGCGGCTGAGTACACCACCTACCTGTTTGGTGCTGGTGCCATCGGTATGGGCAACGGCGGCGCTCCCGTGCCGTCCGAAACCGACCGTGACAGCCTTGCCGGTGAAGACATCCTTGTAACGCGCGATCATTTCGTGATGCACCCGCGCGGCATCAAGTTCACGTCTGCGTCGGTTGCGGGTTCTTCCCCGACGAACACCGAACTTGAAGCGGCGGCGAATTGGGATCGTGTTTACGAGCGCGAGAACGTGCGTGTCGCCGCAATCGTGACAAATGGCTGATTTCAGCAGAGCGGGCAGGGCGACTTGCCCGCTTCACTGAGGACAGAAGGAAAACACCATGTCAGCAACTGGATTTCAACGCCGCCGCCGCGAACTTGCGGCTAAAGCGGAACAGCCGAAAGCGCCAAGCGTGCCGAGCCGTGAGGAAATCGCGGATATGAAGCGGGCAGAGGTGAAAGAGTGGCTTGCGGCGCATGGCGTGGACGACGCCAAGGGCAACCTTGCCGAATTGCGCGCCACCCTAACAAAGACGCTTTACACGGACCTTTGACATGATCGGCACGCTGGCGGGCTTTCGCACATATCACACAGACCGGGGCAATAGCGCGCCAACGTCTGCAAGCGATGCGGACGCAACGGCGGCGCTTGTGCGTGGGTCTGACTATGTGCGTCGTGCGTTTAGCCTTATCGTAGAGGAAACCGACACGCGCGTGATTGATGCGGCCTATATCGCGGGCGGATTTGAGATTGCGGAGGCTGGGTTTTTCAGCAAGACCGGATCGGACAAGATACTCACGCAGGTTGGCGATATTCAATGGACCGTCAACACAGGCGGCGCGACGAACCGCGACAGCCTAACGCCGCGCGACATGATTGCAGCCGTTTTGCGTGGCGCTGTTGCCGGGTCGCAAGGATTGCTTAGGGCATGAGCGGCGCAGAAATAGCCGCAGAGGTTGCAAGCGCCATTGCAGACGCATCGGCGCAGCTTGGCGGCGGAACCGCCCTCACGGCGTCATTGTGGCGCGCCCCGAGCGATGCAGAATCAACATACCCACCTGCTGCGCTTGTTCGCTTGGAGTTTGATGCAACCGCGTTGATCGTAAAGAATGAGCAGCGCACGTCTGGCGACGGGATTACAGCGACAGGCGATGTTGAGTTAATGCTTGCCGCAGAACAGGCATTTGCAACTGAGCCTCAAGTGGGCGATCATCTCTATGTCACATCTGACCACTTTGCCGAAAATAGCCGCAAGTTTGTGCTAAACGGTGTGGACGCTAAGGACTACGGGGGCGTCACTTTGATGTGGAAGGTGACGGCAACCGAAAGAGGGCAAGAGTAATGGCAGACACCCGCCGCGCCTTTCTTGAGCAGCTAGGCAGGGTTTCGCCGCAGTTGGCGCGCGCTTTCCAGGAATCTGTGCAAGACATTCGCAGCACTGCCCAGCGACGGGTTATTGAGGACGCAATCAAGCGGGCGGTGGACACCGGAAACATTGCGCAGGGCGTGCGGGAAGTGACCAACGCCTTGCAGCTTGGCGCAGAGTTTTGGGCACCGCTAGACAAGTCGATACAAGACGCATTTGAGGCGGGGGCGATTTACCAGCTATCGACTTTGCCAAAAAAGCCCTTGCCAAATACCGGGCCGCTCTTGGTCCGGTTTCAGGGGCGGCATCCCCGTGCGGAAGCATGGTCGCGCGAGACAAGCGCAAGCCTGATAACTGAGATTACACGCGATACTGAAACGGTCATTAGGGAATTGATAGCTGACGCGGTGGAAACAAACCGCCCATACCGAAAAGTTGCCTCTGAACTTATCGGGCGTCAGGAGGGCAATCAGCGCAAAGGCGGGCTGATCGGACTTCACAGCAGGCAGGCGGCAGCGGTGCGAAATGCCCGCGCAGACTTGGAAAGCCTAGATCCTCGATACTTTGACAGAACGCGCAGGGACCGGCGTTTTGATGCAACCGTTAGAAAAGCAATTCAGAACGGCAAGCCCTTGGCGCAATCAGATATTGACCGGATTTCTGGACGCTATGCGGACAGGCTGTTGAGGCTACGCGGCGAAACCATAGCACGCACCGAAGGCAACAAGGCGATGAACGCGGGACGCGCCGAAGCGATTGTTCAGATGGTTGAAAGCGGAAAGATACCGCAAGACGCTGTTTCTATCATCTGGGACGCAACGCCAGACAGTCGAACCCGTGATAGCCACATGGCTCTGAACGGCGAGCAAATCAAATGGGGCCAACGCTTTCAAAGCCCAGTTACCGGGGCGCTGATGCAATGGCCGCACGACGAAACCGCACCGGCGGCTGAGACTGTAAATTGCCGCTGTTCGGCGCGGTTTCGCATCAATTATTTGCGTGTCTCAGAATGGCGGGAACGGTTTGAGGTCGCGTAATGGCGGGCAAGTTTTCGGCGCAGGTCAGGGCATGGACGGAAAAGGCAAAACGCAACGCTGATTTGGTTGTTAAAGGGTCAATCGCTGACGTTGGCGAGATTATGACGCGGCGGCAAGCTGGCGTAGCGCAGACGGGCGGATCGTTCAAGGAAGGTTTCGTGCCGGTTGATACGGGCGAACTTATCAACTCACAGCAGGTTGAGATAAACGGCGGTGTTATTGCCACGGGCGATGTAGATTATTCGGCGGCAGTTGTTGGGATGGAAATCGGGGATGCGGTCAAAGCTGTGTTTACCGCACCTCACGCAAGGCCAATGGAATACGGCACGAGCCGTTTTGCGGGCCGTTTTTTTGTGCGAAACGCGGTTCAGCAATGGCAGGCCATTGTAGACGCCAACGCGGCGCAGTTTAAGGACTAGCCATGAGCCTCACAGACGGCCAGCAGGCGCTAATCCGCCGCATTGTGACTATGACCCGTACAGCGGGCGTTGTGCTCCCTAACGGCAAAACTACGGGCTTGCCGCGTTACGTCATACAGGAAGCGGGCGGCACACAGCGCACGACCACTATAGGCGGAAAGACCGAAGCCACGCCGGAAATCGTTGTGAGGGTGGAAACGGCAGCGGGTGACTATGCAACGCAGAATAATCAGCTTGTCTCAGACCTTGTTGATCGGTTTGCAGTGAATGCGCGGTTCGATGGTGTGACGATTCTTGACGCGCCTTTGCCGCGCCCGCCGCTTCCTGTTTCGGATGGCGTCTATTCGGTCCCGGTCATCATTCGGGGTCGTACTTACTTTTAACCGCCGATAATCGGCACAATCGCCCATGTGGGCAACGTCTCAAACGGAGGGTATCCAATGAGCGATCTATATCCTGTTGCCGGTGCTAAGTTTTACATCGGCGGCGCAAAAGCAACGCAATCCAGTGACTTCGCAGCCGTTGACTTTTCCGCAGAAACGTGGGTTGAGGTGGACGGCTGGGAAACAGCCGGGACAATCGGTGATGCAGCCGAAGTCATCACAACCCAGCTTATCAACCGCAAGCGTGATATTAAGCAAAAAGGCACGCGCAACGCTGGCACGATGGAAAATCAATTTGCTGTTGTTCAGGGCGATGCGGGCCAGGAAGATATGGACGACGCGGAAAAGACCACGAACAACTACGCATTCCGCATTGTGTTCGATGACATCCCAAGCGGCGGTACAACCGGAACAACGCAATATTTTGTTGGCCTGGTAACTGCGTGGCGCGACGTGAACGGCGGCGCAAACACCACCCGGATGAAACAAGGCACGGTTGAGATCAACTCGAATATCGTGACAGTGGCGGCTGCATAATGGAAATACAAAGCATCAAACAGGCAAGCACGCCTGCGGATGAAGGCGTTTGGGTCAAGGATGATGTCCACGGCCTGAACGGCGTTCGCTTGCGTGTTAAGCCAATGTCAGCGGCATCTGTGCAGCGCGAATTGGGCCGCAGGACGCGCACGACTGACCCGGAGGACTTGGACGCAGACGGCAACCTCACAGATGCGGCTGTTGACCGTATCAGCGACACCATCAAGGCGCAGTGCGCTTTGGTGGACTGGGACGGCCTGACCGCAGAAGGCAAGCCTTTGAAATACACGCCAGAGGCGGCAACAAGCCTTTTGGCGCATTCAGTGTTTTGGACGGCGGTTACTGTATCCGTCGCGCACGTTGGACAGGTCGCCAAGAAAGCACAGGACAAGCTGGCAAAAAACTTGCCCGCGCCGTCCAAGACCAAATCGAAGGCGGCGCAATCCAAGGACTGACACCGGGCGCGTGGCAATACTTCCACGACTTCCGAGAATTAAGCACGGATCGGCCTGTTGAATTTGGGATGCGCAAATATCCCTATCATGGGCCTATCCCTTGGTCATCAGTCGAGCGCATGGCGCATGTGCGGGGCTACGACCTAGACGAATTTACTCGGTGCGTTCGAGAAATGGACCGGGTTGTTTTGGAGTTTGCCAACTCCGACCCTGACAAGCCAAAAGTCAACAGGTCGCGCACCTTTGGCCCTGCCGACATGAAAAAGATCGGGAAGTAATATGGATATTGCCGAACTCGGTTTCAGGGCGGAAAGCGGTCAGGTCAAAGCGGCAACGCGCGATCTGGACAAGCTGGGCGATCAGGCCGCATTAACAGAACAGCAAGTCGTGAAGGGCGGCAAGTCCACAGAGGCGGCGTTTAAGAAAACAGGGCAGGCGGCGCAGACGATGGGCCGTCAGGTCAATCGGGCAAACGATCCGGTTCGGGGCATGGTGGCGGCGTCTGGCAAGTCGAGCCACAGCCTGCGCATGATGTCTATGCAGTTGTCACAGGTTGCACAGCAAGGCGCTGTGACGGGCAACTACATGCAAGCCTTGATGGTTCAGTTGCCAGACCTTGCTCTTGGATTTGGGGCTGTTGGCATCGCGGCTGGTGCGCTTGCTCCGATTGTCTACGGCGTTGTCAGTGGCTTTATGAGCGCAGGCGACGGGGCTGGCACGTTGGAGGACGCGCTTACCAATCTTGAGGGCGTCACGAACAGCCTAGACAGCGCAATGTCCATCTTGGACCTTTCTGTTGAGGAACTTACGGAAAAATACGGCGCAGCAGCAGATCGGGTTCGAGAATACGCAATTATCGAGGCGCAAATTGCAGTAAGTCAATCCCGCGCCGCATTGCGTGAGCAAATCGGCCTTATGGGGGATGTTGCTGTTGCTTACACTGGCGTGACTGATCGAGTGAGAGATACGCGAAATGCGCTAACTGATATTGAGCGCGATTTTGGACTTACTGGCGCAGAGGCAGAGGCATTTCAGCAAGCTCTTAGGGATGTTGCACGGGGCGGGTCTTTGGATGAGCAGCGCCAAGGGCTTTTGGACATCCGAGACATTCTTGAGCGCAACAATATGACGGTTGCAGACTTGCCGCCTGAGATTGCGGCGGCTGTTTCTGAGACTGTTCAGCTTTCAAACGCAATGGACCTTGCCGCAAATCTCACGGCTGATGTTGAAGCCGCAGCCGATGGCGCAAAAGCCGGTATTGGCAACGCTGCGGACGAAGCCGCGCGCTTGGCGCAAAATTTAGCTTTGGCCGCGCGCGGCCAGGCATTGCTTGATGCGTCTCAGAATAATCCAGATTTCTTTGACCCGCGCGACGAAAGCGGCCTAGCCGGGAACGCTGACCCAAATCAGTATTCAGGCCGAACATCATTTGACGATAGCGCGCTTCGTCGTTTTGAAGCCGAAGTTGCCTCGCGTGTTCGTGAGCGAGCAACAGCAGCACGATCTAGCGGGCGCTCTGGCAGCGGTGGCGGTACATCAGAGGCGCAGAAAGAACACAACGAACGATTGCGGGATGCAGAACGCATCTTTGAGCAAACGCGCACGGCAGCAGAGCGGTATAATGCCGAAGTTGCAGACCTAAACGAATTGCACAAAATGGGCTACTTGGACGCTGACACCTTCGGGCGTGCGATTGCGCAGCTAGACGAGGAGTTTCAGGGGGCCGGGTGGCTTGATGATGTGCAGTCGGGCATCGAAGGCGTTTCCAGCGCATTGGCTCAGGCTGCGGTGAATGGCGAAAACATGGGCGAGGCGCTTGTTGGAGCACTCAAGAATATCGCCGCAACCATCCTAGAAACCCAGATTTACAATGGTCTTATGTCATTGGCGGGTGGCCTGTTTGGTGTGCCTGTTTCTATGGGGGGCGGCGGGCGGTTGTCGTTTGAGGGTGGCGGATACACAGGTAGCGGCGCGCGTTCTGGCGGCATGGACGGCAGAGGCGGCTTTCTGGCGATGCTTCACCCAAACGAAACCGTTGTTGACCACAGTAAAGGTCAGAGCATGGGCGGCGGGCCTGCCGTTGTGCAGCACTTGCACTTGAGCATGGGCGCGACAGAGGCGGCGCAAGCTGAGATTGCCAAGGCTGCACCCAAGATCAGGGAGGCCGCAGAAATGGGCGTCATGTCACGGATGCGCCGCACACCGGGGGGCAATCTGTAATGGCGATTACCTACCCGCTAGACATGCCAGCAACATCCTACGTGGCGACCTTTGAAATCACGCAGAGCGATGCAGTTGCACGGGATGAAAGCCCTTTCACTTATCAAGACACTGTTCACCATTGGGGCGGGCAGCGTTGGTCTGGCGTGATGACTTTGCCGAACATGGAAGACCGGGACGCTGCGGACTGGGAGGGTTGGCTTGCATCACTCAAGGGCAGCTTCGGGTACTTCTTGGCGGGCGACAGCAGCCGCCCGACGCCATACGGCACTGCCAATGCAGCAACCATCACAGGCGCGGTTGGTGCTGAAACGGTATCAGTCACAATGACGGGTACGCTTTTGCGTGGCGACTTTTTTCAGCTTGGTACAGGCGCAGATGCGAAACTGCACCAAGTCACGCAAGACCAGAGCGGCAGCGGCAATCTTGAGATTTGGCCTGCCCTTCGGAGCGCCAAGACGGGCGCAAGCGTAACTCTGACAAACCCGAAAGGCGTGTTTCGGCTGGCAACAAATCAACGCGGCTGGTCAATTCGCGGCGGCGGCTGGCGTTCTATCTCAATTCCGATTGTCGAGCGAGTCTAAAGGCAGACATAAAACGCGACAAGATGGCCGTCTGCATTGCGTTCACGTCCTTGTCTATTTGCCGACTTGCCAACACTTGCGCACAGCTTTTGCGCCAATTCATCTGCCTTTTCTGTTTCGGCTGGCGATGAAACCACAAACGCTGAATAGCCGTTCCAAGCTGTAATAGTCGCAGCACTTGCAGACGTTCCGATTAACGCCAGCGCAACAATCAATCTCATCATCCTAAATCCTCCTGACAAATACATGGGGTGCTGAATGGCACGCACAATACCTGGCGCGCTTTTGACCGCCTTAACAGCGCGGGAATGCGAGCCGTACCTTGCCTTTGAGGCATTGCTAGACGGCGGTGCGCTGCGGTTGTGGACGGGCAACGGAAGTAAAAGCATCGACGGCAACACCTACACGGGCGCGGGCGGTTTGGTCAACGTGGGCGAAATGTCGGAGGTCATCGACCTGACGGCTAAGAGCCTGACCGTCACGCTGTCGGGGCTGCAATCCGGCATCCTGTCAACTGCCCTTGCGGAGCCGTACCAGGGGCGAATTGCAAACATCTATCTCGGGGAACGCTCAACGTCTGACTTCATGCTGGCGTTTAGCGGCTATCTCGACACCATGTCGCCCGCCGATGACGGCACAACGTCAGCCCTGACCGTGACGATTGAAAGCAAGCTGGTCGATCTACAGCGCCCGCGCATCCGTCGTTACACGAAGGAAAGCCAAAAGGCGCTTCATCCCGGCGATACGTTCTTTGACTGGACCGCAGACCTTGCGGATAGACAGGTGCCTTGGGGGCGCGACCTCGATTGAGGCGCGAGTTGATGCGCTATTTGCGCAATTACCCGTGCGAACCGTTGGTGCCGGGTGAGAATGACTGTCTGACGTTCACAGACGGCGCGTGGCGCGCGATGCACGGTTACGGGTGGGCGACGGACTGGATCGGGCAATACGCCTCTCAGGGGCGCTTTCTGGGGCGTCATGCGCTCATTGAGGCGTTCGGGTTCAAAAGCATCTTGGACGCCATAGACGCAAGGCTTTGCCGGGTGGCCCATGTGCCGCCATTTGGGGCGTTGGTGGCGGCACCTGGGCGTGGAGTATTCGGGGTGAATAATGGCTGATCCGATTACAGCGGCGGTTGTCGGTGCGCTTGGCGTGCAGGCGGGTACTACTGCCGCCTCAGTCATTGGCTTTGGCGTGAGCCTCGGGATTTCTGCGGTCTCGTCTTACGCCCTTGCTGCATTGTCGCCCCAGCCGAAAGCACCGGGTCAGGGCGGGTTTCTCGTCAACGAGGTCAACCCGACAGCCCCGGCAGAGTACGCCTATGGTGAAGTGCGCAAGGGCGGCGTTGTCACCTATGACGAGGCTACGGATGACAACGGCATCCTGCACCGCATCATTGTCCTGGGGGCGGGTGAATACGATGTCACGGACATTTACCTCAATGATGAGATTGTCACGCTTTCGGACAATGCTTTTTCACTGACTGACCCGTCATCAAGCGACGGTGAAAGCTGGTCGGGCGCGGGCTGGGTTCTGACCGACAAGTGGACCGAAGACAACGTGGTGCAAGAGCCGCGCATCAGGGTATTGGTTCATGACGGCTCGCAGACGGCCACGACAGACACCTTTGCCAATTCAAACAGCGCCACGCTGGCAAACACTCTCATTGCGGATAGTGATAACGGCCTGGACAGCAATTTTGTCGGAAATGGCCTTTGCTATCTCTATGTGTATTTCATTTACGACTCCGAGGGAGTTTTCGCGGGCGGCATTCCGAAAATCACCGCCAAGGTCCGCCGCAAGGGCATCTATGACCCGCGCGACGATACCAGCAAGTACACCGGGAATTGGGCCTTGTGCTTGGCTGATTACTTGCAATCGGATTATGGGTTGGGCGATACGGGCAGCGTGGATGACACGGCGCTTCAAGTGCAGGCAAATATCTGCGCGGAACTTGTATCCTTAGACGCTGGCGGCACGCAATCTAGGTATCAAATGAATGGCGTTTTCCGCGCCGATGAGCAGCCGGGGCAAATTCTGTCACGCATGATGCCGAGCGGGGCGGGGCAGTTGTTCTGGGGGCAAGGTAAATGGAACATTCGGGCCGGTGAATATGAGGGGTCAGTTGCCAGTTTCACCTTAGACGATCTGCGGTCTGCTATTTCGGTCGAGACCCGGACGCCACGCGCGCAGAATTACAACGCCATTCGCGGCGTGTTCAATGACAAGTCGCAGCGATATATTGAAGGGGAGTACCCGCGCATTTCGTCCGCCACGTTCCTTTCCGAAGATGGTGGATTTGAAAACGTCCTAGACTATGACTTGCCGTTTGAGACGGACGGCATTCGCGCGCAACGGCTTGCCAAGCTGGCCTTGTATCGACAGCGCGAGCAAATCCGCGTTGAGGCTGATTTCAACATGCGGGCGGCAAGTGTGCAGCCCGGCGATGTTATTGACCTGACAGTTGATCGCTACGGCTGGGACGCCAAAGAGTTTGAGGTTGTCGGCTGGACGCTCAAGATCAGCGAAACCGGCACTCTTTGCGTTCGGATGTCGCTCAAGGAAACCTCCGAGGACGCCTATGATTGGAACGCCGAAGAAACGGTTTTTTCGGCAAACAACACGTCCCTGCCCACACGTCAGGCAACTGCGGCGGTATCCCTTGGCGATCCAGTAATCAGCTATATCCAGAACCCAGGCGGCACCGAACAACCGCTTGTGACTATCCCGTGGTCTGTGACGGGTGCAAGCCTTGTCGCTGATTACGTGTTTGAATGGCGCAAAAGCATTGTGGACTATTCCGCCAATGGGGGGCTGGCAACTTTACCGCTTAACCCGACTGCGCGCGAACAGCTTGTCTGGGATGCGTATTTCAAGGCGCTAGGCCGCGCGCCGGGTGTGAACGGGTTTGCGTACTATGTTTCTGGCGGCGGAGCGGGGCAGGACTTTGACGCGCTGATTGAAGAATTTGGATCGTCAACCGAGGGGCAGAACCAAGAGCCGTTTCAGTCTATTGTCACCAAGGCAACGCAGGCCGAATTGCGCGGGCTTTCCTTCGATGAATACTACGACTTTCGGATATATGCGCGGAACTTGCGCGGCACGCGGTCGGCGTCGGACGCGGAAACATATTTGGTCGAACCGGACACCGAAACGCCAGACCTGCCGACAAGCATCACGGCCACCGGCGGCTTTAAGTATATCACGATTGAATGGACAAACCCGACAAACCGGGACTTGAGCCATATCGAACTTTGGGAGGCCGACAGCGACGACAGCAGCGCGGCCACATTGATTGCCAACGTGAAGGACAACTTCTTTGTCCGCACCAATCTCGGCATCTTGGAAACCAAGTGGTATTTCTTGAAGGCGGTTGATTACACCGGCAACAAGTCGGCTTTCACCACTGGTGTATCAGGTGAAACCACGGGCCTTGGTGATCCAGACTTTGAAAACGGCATCCGCACACTTTTTGAAGACCAGGGTCTTTACCCTATTGAGGATGTTGATAACCTTTTGACGCCGGGAACCGTTGCGGGGCGCAAGTATTTCAATCGAGATGATGGCAAGTTATATGAATGGGATGGATTAAGTTACGAGCCTGTCATTCCTGAAATCGAAGCGGGGTCTATAACCGCGACGGAAATTGCTGACAACTCTATCAGCACCGGGAAGCTCCAAGCCAACGCGGTTACAGCAGCAAAGATCGCAGCCGGGACAATCACCGGAAACAAAATTGCCGCGAACACGATCACGGGCGGTTTGATTGCTTCAAGTGGGATCATTACGAATACCGCGCAAATTGGCGATAGCCTGATAACAAACGCCAAGATCGGAAATGCGGCGGTTGATACGCTGCAAATCAATGATGAGGCGGTCATTGTTCCGTATTCCTACACGAACACCATCAACAAATCAGGCACAGGCGACAATTCGTCAAACTGGAAGCTGCTGCACAATATTTCCTACACGCTCCCCGTTTCGGCAAAACTAACAATTCTTTGGATTGGCACACATATATACACGGACACCGGTGGGCATGGTGTGCGCCTTCTGATTGACGGTGTTCAACAGCAGTTTTGGGGCGGCGGCGCAACCCAGGACTACCCGGCCATTCTTTGGTCCGAAACGAAGGCGGCAGCGACATATACAATCCGAATGGAGTGGCGTGGGGCAACTACAATCACGCTGGACACGGACACCATCGTCATTTTGGGGGCAATGAAATGACCTCCTTTGTTACGTATCAAAAGTCTGACGGGCTTGTTGTCGGCTCTGGTACTGCGGGAAAGAACAGCGCGCCTGTTGAAGATGAAATTTATGGTGTATTAGAGGTTGCGGAATTGCCACCTGGCCCGTCGAAGGTGGTCAATGGCGAGGTTGTTCCTCTTGATAGCGGCGAAACAGAGGCCGCTCTTTTGGCTGTATCCGCAAAACGCGCATTGGCGCATGTGTTGCAGCGCGTTGCAGCCGCGCGTGGGCAGTATATCACCGATCTGCCGGGACAGGATAATATCTACCGCCGAAAAGCGGAGCAAGCGGCGGCGTATCTTGCTGCAACAAATCCAAAAATTGCAGACTTTCCGGCCATTCAAGTTGAGGTCGGCATAACAGCCGAAACGCCCGAACAGCTTGCGCAGCTTTGGCTGAACCTCGCCGCTCTCTGGGAAGGCATAGCCGATAGCTTGGAGCAAGCGCGCCTTACAGCCAATGCCGCAATATCAAACGCCAACACGCGCGCCGAAATTGATGCGGCGGTTTCCGAATTTGATGCCGCGCTGTCGGCTATTTTGCAGGGGTAAGACATGCCTAGATCACCAATTCGCAACAAGGACACGGACGTTATCACGGATGACGGTTCCGTTCTGGTTTCCGTTGCCAAGGGCGAGCAAATTCACCTGACATTTACGCTTGGCTGGCTTGCTGACCTGACGGGCTACACAATCACGGCCAAGGTTGCCGAGGGCGCGAACCAAGCGGGCGACCTGACCGAAGTGCCGTTTCAGGAAGACGACGACACGCCTGCGGTCACGAGCCTGCCGATCATCGACGCGGACGCCAGTGACAACGTGTTCAAAGTCGTCATCACCGATGACCTTTGCGACACATGGGCCGTGCAGCCAACGCCTGATGATCCAGTTTATGGGTTTTTTGCGTTGCAGGTCGAGGACACGGGCGCTGGTGACGCGCAGCAGATTTTCGTGCCTGTCCGGGGTTTGATCGAGGTCCGCTACAACCCAGTGGAGAGCATCTAATGGCTACTTACGAAGTTACAATTTCAGGCACATCTTACACGGTACAACTCGCTGGGTACTCTCCGACAGAGATTGCAGCAGAACTGGCAGCGGCAACAACACAGGCCAATCTTGCAGAGACCTACAAGGACGACGCAGAGGCCGCCGCTGACAGGGTTGATCTTGGCGCCCTTGATCAGGCTGTCGAAGACGCCGAGGCTGCCGCAGAACAGACCGGCATTGACGCAGCCGCAACCGCCGCAGATGCCATCGCCACAGCAGCCGACCGGGTGCAGACCGGGCTTGACAGGACG